GTTTCGGGCATAACCAATGTTCGGTTTGTATTTGTTAATTTTGTTTTTAAATCTAAAGTTTTGGCTTACTTTTCCGCAACAAAGCAAAGCCGAGTGCCGTTATCACTCATTCAAACGACCAACGATAACCGAAACAACATCATCGTATAAAGCCCATTTGGGATTTAGATTTAGATTTCCATTGTACATCGGAATTTCTGCTTTTATTTTTCTTGCAGTAAAAAGCGATATTTTTAATATTGTTTTGTAATCAATTTCTAATTCGCAATTTCTAATGTCGTTCTCTAATTCGTTAGCAATATAAATCGCTTTTTGCTCCGAGAAATCGGTTTCAGATAACACAGGTTTTGTGCTATTGCTACTTTGTTTTGTGTTTGTAGACATCTTTTTTTTAATTTTAAATTAATGTTTTGGTTTATTTTTACGCTACATCGTTTAGCTGCCAAACGTAGCAAATATTGTTACTATTTCGTTAAAAAGAAATCATATCCTACAAATGGTAATGATGCTCTAAATTTAGTTCCTTTTGGTACATTCCACTTAGCAATTAATCTTTTTACTGCTTTTAATGAATAAGCGTTATTAAATCCATCGTAAGACATTGCGTAATATACTGATGTATTTCCTTTGTCGCCCCATTCTCCTGTTTCCGTATTGAACCACAAAAAATGTTCTCCTGATTTTATTATAGGCTCAATCCAAAACGGTCTTCTTGTTCTGTATCCGTTGTCTAATTTAAAAACAACACATTTTTTTATTCTCTGTCCTTTTGGTTTGCTTGAAATAATTTTCATAATACGTTTTTTATTAATTTAATGTTTTGCGTTTTGTTTGCAGTTATTCGGGAATCCCGAATAACTTGTTTCGTTTAGCGAATAGTTAGTTTCAATTGCTACGTTTACGTTAATAAAGAAGATTTGATTAAACCACGCTTATAAATAACACTGTGTAAGTTTGCTTTTCTATTACAATAATTATTTACTATTCTCTTTTCTCCTTTGTAAATTGAAGCGCATTCAGGACAAACTTTACTTCTTGACATATCACTATCATCATATCCTAATTTTCGTAAATCAATGCTACTAAATTGTTTTAATGTATCATCAAAAACACTCATTGAAAATCCATCTGATAAATAATAAGGAAATTTTAAAACTTGATAAAAACCTATATTTCTGCCAATTTTTTTTGAAGCATATTCATTAACATATAAAATAGTTTCTTGTGGGGTTTCAGGATTTTCAAAACTATCTTCACAAATACTGCAAGTAGTTAAATAATGATCTTGGTAACAATTCCAGCAAATTAAAATATCTTCTTTTTCTTCACGTCTATCATCTACAACTTGATAATCATCAAACGTTTCTTTAAAATCATTGCCACAACAATCACATTCAAAATTTTGTTTGTTCAATAACTCTTTGACTTCATCTGACAAATCAAAGCCGTTTTTATCTTCATATTCTTTGTAAAATTCTTTGTTATTCATAATATTTAGTTTAAAAATCCGCAACTGAAAACTAACAGCGTGTTTATTCAATTGTGGCTTTGGGTTTTATTTAATGTTTAGTTTGTACTTTTGTTTTTTGGTCTTAATCCGAAACTTAGTTTTGTGTTTTTACACAACTGAAATAAACACGCAAAACGTTAGCCGTCAGTTTAGTAAGATCGCATAAAAAAGATATTATCAGAACTTATGTAGCTTAATCTTGTTCCAATAGGATTACTGCAATCTATTCTTTGCCAATTTGTTTTTTGGAATCGCATATGTTGTTTAAACACTCTTACAAGTCTTTTTAAAGAATGAACTATTTTTAATTCATTACCTCTTATATAACTATACGTTGGTTGTTCATTCGATTTTTCAAATAAATTCCAAATATTTTCACCTGTTAAACTTGATTTTATGTAATACAAATTACCTTTGTAAATTACTTTATCATAAGTCGTTGGTTTAAAACTTTGATTAATCGCCCAAATAATTTGTCTAATTTTTACTTCTAATTTTCTCATTTTGTTTAGTGCTATAAAACCGAACCACTAACAATGCATTGTAGCAATTGTGGTACTTGGCTTAATTAATAATTTGTTTTTACTCGGTTAGTTTTAGTTTTAAATTGAAACATTGTGCCAGTCTAACCACAACTGACTACAATGCTTAACGTTATAGTATGACCGAACTAACGTTTGAATTTCCTCAAGATATTCTTTAATTACTCATTTTTTTGTTTTTAGTGGTTATTTCCAAAATGGAAACTACAACGAATAATAAGTTTTTTTAAGTGTTTTATCTTATTGTTAATCAGTTGTTTAATATTTGTTTCCCTTATTGATAAGGGAAACATTCCGAAAGAATGGCATGCTTTTTATTTCGTGTGGTGAATACTTATAATATATTTAAGTACACGGCTTGTGAAATAAATGGAGTAAATCATTTTCAGTTGTATAACTTTCGCCTAAATAATGAAATTTTCCGTTTGAAATAAGCCACCATTCAGTTGTATTGTCATCATCACTTTTACCAAATAGCAAGTCCTTTTCAAATCCAACATAGTAGTTATAATTGTAGTGGCTTATTTCTTCAATCCTTTTGAATTGCTCCATTTGCAATCCTTCTGTATATTTTAATTTGTTCATATCAATTTAATTTATAGGTTAAAAATAAACGGTTTATAATAGCAATTACTAAATAAATACCGATTGCTGTTTGTGAGGTTAGGATGTTATTCATTTTTATTAAATTTTTCGTTGTAGTAGTCTTGTGCTAGTTGTCTTCCGCAGTTTACTTCTCCGTCAATAAAAGTATTTACAAAAAGTTCTTTTTCTTTTTCGAGTTTAGATTTAGCTAATTCAATATTTAATCTTAAATTCATTGAAATTAACGGATTAGAAGAAACACTTAATATTTGCTCTAACTCATCAATCAACTCTTGCATCGGTGTTTTATTTTCCATAGATGTTGGTTTACTTACTTTTGGTATTATGATTTTGTAACTAAGAAAATCATATCCATAAGCACTTCCATCTGCAAATCCTTTTTTAACCTCAACTCTCTCACAACTCGGATTTTTAACAAACCACTCAAGAAACTCATCAGGAATAGCTTGTACACCATCTGCTATTAATTTAGTGTCTGTTGTTAGGATGATTTTTACTTTATATAAAGGTTTATGGGTAAATTTTGCCTGCAATATTCTCTCACCGTAAATATACCAATCTCCTTCTTTAATTTCTTCATCAGAAGTGATGTAGATGTTTTGATTAGTAAAGTTTGGAGAGCTAGTATATAGTTGATTTGTTAAGTGATATTTACCACTTGAATTTAAACTAAACCTACTCGGCTCATTTGTTGGCAGTAGCCAAATGTTTTTATTATTTTCCATAAACATTGTTTTTAAAGTGTTTAAAAGTTTCTTCTTGAGAGTGCCATTCGTCGTTAAAAAAGTACTCTTTGTCTTTTGGGTAATAAATAGAATTTTCGTTTAACCATTCTAAAAAAGCCATAGTAAAATCTTCGGTTATTTGTTCGCATTGTTTACTAATTGCATTAATTGAGTACATACCACTAGTAGCATCATTAATCTCATGCTCAAACTTCTCTCTTAACTTATTCATTTTTTTTTGGTTTTTTAGGGTTTAATCTAAATTCTAAAATCCATCCGTAAAAATAAATTTCAAAACTATCTATCAATCGTGTAAAATAAATTTTCATGCTCTCATTTTTTACAACCCCAATTCCTTAGCGAATCTAGGGGTTAGGGTTAGTGAATAGGGGATTAAATCTTCTATTGTTTTTATTTCAGTCATATAGTTGTTTTTTGAATTATACAAAAACAATGTTTTATTTTCTGTGTCAAAAATTAAAAGCGTTTCGCCATTTTTAACATAAATAAATCCTTCCTCCGAACCATCATATTCAAACCCCTCAAATATTACGTTGTCTAGGGCGGTTTGGTATTGTTTTTGTAATTCTGAACATCTTTTTGTTTCTTTCTCGCAATTATCACAATAACAATCATCTGAGTGGTTTGTTGAGTAAGTTGGTTGAGTTAATATCCTCCACTCCCCATTTTCTTCCACCGCTGGAACAAACATTCTGATGTTGGTTTGTTGGGGGAGGATGTTGGAATAATCTAAAACACGACAAGCAAACTCATTTGTTCTATTTGTTTTAATATACTTTTCTTTTTGAAGTTTCACATACTCCACCATCGATGGTAATTTTATTTTATTCATCTTTCAAAGTTTTTAAGTCTATGCTTTTAAGAGCATTTAGACGGATTTGTAAATATTCAAGTGCTTTTTCTCTTGATTCGTATATAGGTGTTCTACAAATAAACATTTTTTCGTTTAAAAGATTTCGCATCCAATTAGAATTATAAATTTCTAAGTCAAATCTTTTTTTTGAACAAAGACAAATGCCTCCAGATATACCATATTCAATCAAAAAATCATCCCAATCTTCCATCGGCAAATTATCAACACCAAATTGATAGTGTTCAATTAGTTTTTGGATTAGTTGTTTGTGTGTCATTGTTTCAAAGTTTTTATGTTAATAGCTAAATTTCGGTCGATTAGGTTGTGTACGTCGATGTGCCATTCGTATAGTTGATTATAAATATTTACACTTTCATTATACCCTATCGGGTTGTAGGATGTATAAACATTGTCGCTTGTATAGTAATAGTCTTGAAAATGATTTTTAAATTCTCCGTCTTTAATAACTAATTCTTCTTCTAAACTTGTGCCACCGCTTTTGATAATATTTGTTTTAAAATATAGCTCTTTCAATTTTTTCATCGGTACAAAACCCAAGTCTTCACGATATTCTGTTAAACTTGATAGTGGGTAAAGTAGGGGTTTAATCCAGTATTTTCCGCCATTAGTTATTTCACAAATTGAAATAAATTCTTCTTTAAAATTATCATCAATTAATAAATAGCTTGCGGACAATTCTAAAATTGAATTTCCATTTTTGCACTTCAACCCCGTACCCAAATACCCTTTTAATTCGTTAATTGTTATTTTATCCATTGCCTTTTACTTTTTTGATTAGTTCTTCCGCATCTTCGATAGTATCGTTTCTATTACTATCGTTACAATTTTTTACAAGTAACTCCAACATCGCCAACATTTCATTTCTCTGCTGCAACAACTCCGATAACTCGCAATTGATGGCTTGACGGACTTTGAATGCATCTACGATTAAATTGGCGTTGGCATCCATTTCTTCATCTGTAACCAAAGCTATTCCATTACCCCAAACGTCTATAAAATTTCTACCATCTTGAATAAAAATAGTAGTTCGTGCTGAAAATTTACGTTTTTTTACTTACCCTCTCGTTCCTTTAAACTCTTTCATTTTGTTTGCTTTATAAATTAATGGTTAGTTCTTCGTTTGTTAGTGCGAAAAAAATATTCTGTAGCTGATGCACATATTTTAACTCGTTATACTTGAATTTTGAATGTTCCCAAATAAAATGTTTCTGAAATTCTCCAATAACTAAAGGATAAGTCAAAACAAAATCTGTAATAATTCCACCAGCTTTATGTTCAATTCCTATATATCCTTTTTTATAATCCGTAGTTGAAAAACCAAATTTTAATAACCATTCTTCTGTTAATGGTATTGCTCTAAAATCATCATCATTAGTATCAACTTTAGATAACCAATGTATATCGTCTGCATCTATTTCAGAAACTTCCCACCATTCTTTTCTTTCGTTAAATTCGTCAGTAATTTTATACTCAACTAAATTCCCAATCCTAAGTTCATTTGCGTTTATCATAACTCTTTATTTAAAATTTCATTTGCCTTTTCGATGGCTTGAATGTTTACGTCGTTAATTGTCATACTTTCAATTTTTATTTTATAATAAGCATCAAAAACGTATAGCCAAAAATCTTGACCTTTATACTTTAAAGTTGAAAAATAATCAATGATTAAAGCGTTACACATTTGAGGTGGTAAATCATTAAACATCGCTAAATCTTTGCTGTGATAAAAAGCTAAGTTCTTATAATTTTGAATTAACCACTTCTCAAACCCCTCTCTACATTTTCCTGTTAGTATCATAACTCACTAATTAATTTTCTTACTTGCGCTAAAAATTCTAAATCGTTCGGGTATTGCGTGCTTAATTGCTGGAGTTGGTATTTTAGGTCATATTCTTTTAAATGCCAATCTCTCCAAAAAAAACGCCCTTCTTCAGTTTTATGCCACGGAAAAGCAATATCTATATCGTCGCTTTCAATATCCCTATAAGCAATCGCTTTTTCTTTTATTTCTGGTGGTAGTTGACTAATTTTCATTTTACTTATTCTTTAAAACCTCCCCAACACACTTATCTAATGCATCGTTTTGAAGTTTGGTTATGAATTTATTAACTTCGTTTTTGTCGAGCAAATCAATAAATTTAGGCTCGATGTAAATAGTCATAAATCTGACTTTCTTTTGCTCTTTTGGTAGTTTATTTCTTGGCATAGTTATTTATTTTTTCATTCATTAATTCAACTAATTTGTCAACCGCACCATCAAAATCATCATAACGAAAACTTGCTAAATAGTCATATTTACTATCTCCATTATATGGTAAATCTCCATTATTAGAAACATATCCTTTTTTACCATTTATAATTATTTCATCTGAATTTCTATGTTCATAAGTGCAAAAAGTAAACCATTCTTCAATTGGTAAAAAAACTTTTTCTTTACCTATAAAACCATTTGTGATAATATAAGTGTATCCAAGTTCTCTACAATTAGTAAAAGCTCCAATATAAACATTAGCTTTTAAATCTTTTCTTTTTTTAAGTAAAGAAAGTATTTTAATACTAACTTCTAAACCACTACTTATTTCAATTCTTGCTTTCATAATTTATTGTGTTTAATTATTATTTGATATAGCAAAGATATAATAAAAAAACGAATAAAAAAGCATTTAAAACAATTTAAACTAATTCTAAATAACTACCTATTAATTTTATTTACAATTCCCTCAATGCTTTTACGGTCTTTTCTGTACGCTTTAATTATGTGGATTATGTTTTCCATCTCGTAAATAGGAACTGTTGCTATTTCGTTTATAAAATCGCTGTAAACGTCGTAAACGTCGCACGTACTATCTTCTTTCTGGTCAAAAAACTTATCGTACCAATCACGCTCAACTGTTTTTAGTTCTTCGATGAAATTCTTAGCTTTGTTTTTTAATGCTTGCTTAAACATTTTTTCAGCAACCGAGTCTTGAAGTCGGTTTAATAGTAATTCAGAGTTAATTACTATGTGGGTTATTTTGTCTTGAGGTGTCATATTAGAATAGATGTTACAATTAATAATCCTATTACTGCGCCACAACCAGCACCAAGAGCATAGGTAAGTTTTTGATTTGTTGTTGATACGCTAATTTTTGATACATTAAACGCCCAAAGAAGAGAGATAATAAACGAAACGATAAATATACCAAACCAATTTAATTGAGTGATAAAATACGTATTTATTGCTACGCAACCGACTTGTAAAAATGATGTTAAAAATGTTTTCATAAAATTAAAAACGCCTTACTTCTACTCATACGACTGGAACTCGTATTTTGGAAATAAGGCTATTAAATGTTTTTTTCGAGGTAGTTCCAGTACCTTTAATCGATATGCAAATGTAAGTAAAAAAATTATAATTCTAACTTTATTTGAGAAATATGATTTTTAATTCTTTCAACCGCTTTGTTGTAGTAGTCAACATCAAGTTCGCAAGCCGTCAACTCAAATCCGTAATCGTGGCAAGCAATCGCAATTGAGCCACTGCCTAAATGCGTGTCCAGGATTTTGTCTCCTTGTTTGGCGTATTTGTCTAAAAGCCATTTGTATAATTCTTTAGGTTTTTGTGTTGGGTGTATTTTTTCATCTCCATTATTAATATAGGCATCTGCTCTTGACATTGAGAAAATCTTAAATGTATTAATAGAAGTTTTTGCTAATTCTCCATCTTTAAAAGTACCGCTTCCTAATTTATTCCAAATAACAATACCGCTTAAATCAACATCAAAAAAATAGTTACCGCCCCATATAATTTGATTTTTAGATACTCTAAATAATTCATCAAAATATTCTTTGTTTGGGACTTTATTATCCCAATTAGTTGAATGATATTTTTTATAAGTTCCTGCGCCTTTTGTGAAACCTTTTTTACCACCTAATTCATTTTGTACTACATCAGCTCCAATCCCATACGGAGGGTCAATAATGGCTAATTGGTAAAACTTATCAGGCGTTCTCCTTAATAAATCCATACAATCTTCATTCGTAATTGTAATTTTTTCTGTAATTTTCATAATCTTTAATTTATTTAATCCCCCAATAAAAATAATCAATCTCCGCCCGAAGCTGGATAATTTTAGGGTTGGTTCTGTCTTTAACTAATAACTCGTTTAAGTCTTTTATTTTCTGCTCTATTGGATACGTTATTGTGCGTTTGGTTGGTTTATGTTTTGCCATATTAGTTGTTGAAATTGCTCAAAGGAGCGGATTATATGATATTCGAAACCTTGCTTTGTTATGATTTCTTCCCAGTGTTTTTGTTCAGGCTCTTGCGTTCCTGTTTCGGTTTTAAATTCTATCATTATAGCTTTGCCATTTTTATAGTAAACCATATCGGAACGCCCTTTAATTAATCCAAGTGCTTTGTTTTGGTTGCCTTGTATTTTGTTTGCCGAGTTATTTAAGTTATAACACAATAAACCCCTTTCGTTTGGGTAAGTGTTATGGAACCATAAAAAGCAAGTACTTTGTAGTTTAATTTCTGATTGCATTTTTTTCTCTTTGTTCTAGTTGATATTCTATCCATTTTTTGTGGTATCCTTTGTAGGATGCGTAGTCAATTAAATCTTTCTCTGTCTTTAAGTTATGGTAAATCCAAGTTCGCTTATAACCTTTTGCGATTGCTATTTGCTCCAAACGTTTAAAATCAGCGGTTTTAACTTCGTCTTTTATTTGTTGGTATGATAGTTTTGATAACTCAACAATCAACTCCTCTTCTTCTTCACGCTCTGACTTTTGAAAAATATAATTGCATTCAGGACACTCCATAACTCTAGCTGGAATTATAGCAAAACATTCAGGACAATCTTTTACAGGTGCAACTCCTTCTATTTTCTTTTTCTTTTTCAGTAACCATTGACGCTCTTGCTCCCAAAATCCGTGTCGTTGTACATTGTTCCCAAAATCTAAAATAGTAAAGTCTTTTTTACTTTCCGTTACTCTTGAACCACGTCCGCACATTTGTAGAAATAAAGAAATTGATTTAGTCGCTCGATACAAAATAACTACTTCAATATTTGGCTCATCAAATCCAGCGTTTAAAATTCCAACATTTGAAATAAGTGCGTTTGGTGTTTCTTTAAACCATTCTAAAATACGCTTCCTTTCGGGTGCTGGTGTGCTTCCGTCAATATGTTCAATTGGTAAACCTTTGTTTTTAAAATCCTGAACTAATTGTATTGAACTTGCAACGTTTGAAGCAAAGATAATACCTTTTTTGTTTGGTGTTATTTTGATGTAATTCTCATAAACACCGTGATACATTTTAACTTCGTCATAAACTTTTGCAACTTGGTCTTGATCATATTCGCCTCCTTTAGTTTTTACTTTGCTTAAATCTACTTTTACGCCAAATGTATGAGGTTTTGAAAGAAATCCTAAATCAATAAGTTCGCTTATAGTAGTTACTTCAACTATATCTTTATAAAACAAATCCAAACTAACTTGATTTCCTTCTCGGTGTGGCGTTGCGGTTGCTCCTATAACGATTGTTTTTTCAGCTATGTATGGCATTATAAAATTATGGTCTTGGTGATGCGCTTCGTCAATTATCAATAAATCTAATTCTGAAATAAATCGCTTGTACATTTCATCATTAATTCTCCTTTTAATTGTTTGGCTCATACCTACGTACAAAATACCATTCAAGTTTTTTATTTTTTTATTAGGCTTTATCTCTAATGGTTTTATTCCAAATTTCTCCAAAGTACCACCTGACTGCAACAATAATTCCAGCCTATTTGATAAAATTAAAACTTTTTTTTGTTTATTGACTGCATTCATAGCCATATATGAAAACATTACAGTTTTGCCAGCGCCCGTTGGCGCGCAAAGTATCATTTTTTTAATTCCTGATAAAATATTTGTTCTAAGTGCGCTTATGCTTTTATCTTGGTATTTTCTTAATTCAATCATAATCAGTTATTTAAGTTTTATTTGTAGTAGGTGTAGTAGGGGTAGTAGCGTACTTTGTAGAGTTTAGATTTTTCAATATAAAAAAATGAATATATAAAAAAACATTATCTACCTATGTATATTAAATTATTAATTTATCCTACTACCTATACTACAACCATTGTGAGATATAGTAAAATCAATACATAAGGTGTAGTAGGGGTTAAAATTTACCCCTACTACAGGTGTACTACATCCTACTACAAAATCATTTCTAAATTATAAACTATCTTAGGTATTGAGCCGTTTAATCTTTTACTTTGCTTTTCAAAACCTAGCTTTTTTAAAGTCAATCCAAGTTTATAAGTGTTCAATCGAATAGTAGGACTTTTTTCCTCAATATAAGCCTTAATTTCAGTATTAGTTAAAAAAGAACAATTACCACTTAAACCAGTCGCTGGAATAAAGTATTTTAAAATCATTTCCTCCTCAGGGCTTGGTTGCTCATTTAAAGAAGTGCAATTATTCAAAATTTCAATATCGTCTTTTGTCAACATAAAACCTTCTTTATCATTTACCCATTCGTGGTAAATTTCAATAAACAAATCAATTTTATTAATTTCTTCGATTGCTTCGTGGTCAATGTCGATAACATTAACTGGAATAATTCTTCTATTTCCTGTTGGGTCGTTAATAATTTCTTCATCGTTTGATGTACCACAAAGAACAGCCAATCTTCGCAAATCTTCACTTGTACGTCCAAAAGGTCTTCTAAGGTTAAACCATTGCTTTGATGAAAGCTCTTTTAATCTTTTTGCATCTTGTTTGCTTTTACCTCCAAACTCGTCATCCAAAATTATTAACTTTTTGGTCATTAAAATTTCGCTGTCTTTACCCTCGTCCAATTTACTTTCAGCGTAGAAGCTAATAAGGTCATCAGGTAAAAGATTACGAAAAAATTTAGTTTTACCAGCACGTTGTCCTCCAGTTAATACTAAAATCAAAATTGAGTAAGTTCCGTGCATACTGCTAATAATTCCTAAAAGCCATTTCTTTAAAAATATTTCGATATACTCGGTTACCTCTTGTTTGGTACCATTAGCGTAAGTATATTGCTTATACTTAATTGCGTTGCATAACTTTTCAAAATTACCACTTGGTTGTAAATGTTTGTACTTATTTATAAATTCAGCAAATGGCGAGTAACTCGGTGTGTTTTCAGAATCAATTAAAGAGAATAAACGGTCTTTTGTAATACGTTCATCAACTTGCTCAATTGCTTTTATAAACAACGAATTATAATCACGGTCGGTCATTGGCTCGCCATTCAGTTCGTAGTTTCTAGTAATTTCATTAAACTTTAAATCAAAGGTTTTTAAAAATGCTTTTAGGTCTGCGAGTACATCGTTAGACTTTGTTTTTAAATCTTGCTCTGGCAAAGAAAAAACTTGATTAACAATATTAGTAACGTCTTGACCTGAAATGTTTTCAATCTCTAAGGTTTTTATAGTGTCTTTTTTTGCTTCTTCATTCGACTTTGCACCACCGGAAGTACCAACTGATTTTCGTCGCAACTTAGCAACCCTTTCAATATGCTCAGTCCTTTTTGTTTTTATATCAATTCCAGCCGTTTTGCAAATCCATAAAAAGGTACTAATAGTTGCTATTTTATCAGCACTTCTTTTTTCAATTACCTTATATAAATCGTCAACCGCCTTACTGTCGTATTTTGGTGAGTTTTGAGAAACTAAGTGGAATAAATCTAAACCTTTTTGACCAGTGTAGTAATTTTGCAATGCGCCACCGATTTTATACCAATCGTGGTAATCACTTGTTAAGTCAATGCCTCTGTCACTAATTTGCTGGAAAACGTGTTCTAAATCGTTATCTGAAAAAACGTAAGTTTGTTTAGGTTCAATTTGCGTTTTCTTTAAATAGGTTTTCCAAGTTTTTGACTTTCGGTTTATGTATGTTTCAGGGTCGTAAGATACAAAACGATAACGGTCAACGTTTTTACAACTCTTGTCAATGATTATTTTGTAATTATCAAAATAGTATTTTTCAAGTGCTAAAAATGATTCATAGTGTTTTTCTCCTACTATCTTAACATAAACAACGGTACCACCACCACCTGAAACCGAGTCGTGTAAAGCATAGGTATAGTTATCTTTTTGAAGTTCATTTCTAAGTTCTGAAAAATCACTTCGAACTTGGTCTTTAGTGTCAATATCAATTGCAATAAAGCCTGAATGTTGTGTAAGTGATTTCGAATTACGATAAGAGAAAACGCCTGAAGGTGTAACGCCTCGTAATTTCAATTTTTCAATCTTACCAGTTCGATAAGCTAAAACCTCATCTTGAAACTCCCCATCTTTGATTTTATCTAAATACTCATCAAAATCAATATTTGTAAATGGAATTACTGCTGGTGCAAGTTTGCCCTCTTTATTAGGTTTTCCTTCGGGATATAGTGAAATTTTACTCATAGCTTAATTAATTTAGCACCATTTATAATAACCAATTTTAATTCGCCGTTATCCATTTTCTTTTTTACTGCTTGCGGTGTTAAACCTATTTTCCTTGCGTACTCGGATGCAGTGTATAGGTCTTTTCTAATTTCTTTTGTCATAAGATTTGGTTTAAAGTTTAAACTTTTTTTAGCTAACAATTGCCTTTTTATAGCTAAAAGCAAATATACAAAAAAACCCCGAACTACAAAGTAATTCGGGGTGGGAATTATTAAAAATTACTATTTTTTTCAATACGCCATCCTTGAATATCATTAAAATATTTAGTTTCTCCAGCAGGATTTACCCATTCACGACCACGTAAATTGATAGACACTTTTACATCATCACCAACGTTGTAGTTATTTAGTAAATCGCATTTGTCTTGCGTGAAGTTAATACTGATAAATTGAGGGTATTGTTCATCTGTAGCAACTACCAATTCACGTTTTCTGAAACTTGCGCTTACTTGTTGCTCTTCGTTGATTGCTTTAATTTTTCCGATTACTTCCATTGTTTAAAATTTTAATTTATTAATTGTTTCTGTTATTTTTACTTTTAATTTACTAGCGTTTTCTAATGCTATTTTAGTCCATTCGTCTATTGTTTTTTCGTCAGTAACGCTTTCTATTTTAGGCTTTATTTCTTGACCTTTAACACCGTATTGTTTTACTTCTACTTTTATTTTCCATCCTAAGTCAATAACACTTTCACGAGTAAAAACCTTTACGTACGATTGTATGCTTTCAGGTCTAAAAGCCAAGAAGTAAAGTTTTTTTAATTTAGGGTTTACAGTGAAATAGTGAATAATTTGACAAAGTTTATCTTTGTCCAACTCTTCATAAACAAGCAAGGTAGTATGTTCTTTTCTCGATAAGCATTTCAACTCACAAGCTATTTCTTCACATTCAGAAATACCGTCAGGAGAAATACCTAATAAAGGATTTTCTTCACATTCTAACCAACCACTTTTTTGAAAATTAATCCCACTATATTGTGAAATATATTCTAAAGCATAAGGTTCTAAATCTTTACCTCTTTGCATTGCATCACTTACAAAACCATCAATCATATCAAATTCTTCAATATGCTGACTAAGTAAATCTATAAATAAAGTGTCGCTATCTATAAATAAACCTTTACTTAATGTGCCTCCAATTTTACCCCATTTAATTTCGTGCCATTCAATGGAGTTTTGTTCAATATGTTTGTGGTTAATCATTATTTTAATGTGGTTTTAAGGCTCTCTTTTAAAGCCATTACTGTCGGTATTGCTTGCTCCTCTTTTGATAATTTACTCCAATTAGCTTGTAGTTCGGTAATTGTTTTAGAAGCGTTTAAAACTTGCAATGCGTTTACATCTGAAATTGTAGGTATAGGTGATATTGGTGCAACTCGAATACCCCCAGTTATTTTACCCATCATTTTTACATTGGCATCGAAAATTAATTCTATTTTCAAACCTAACCAATTCCCAATATTTCTACTTTCAACCGAAGTTAGATTTTTAGTTTTCTTTACAATATCGGCTATGGTTTTTCTATTTACAGAGTTTACAACCATTGGTTTAACTCCCTCTACAAACTCAATAAAATATCCGTCTGTTTTATTTCCAGATACATCAACGCCTTTATCATAATAAGCATCTTTAATTGTTAAGATGCATTTTCCTTTGTCGTCGATAATTGTTTCTACATCAACTCCAGCTAAGTGAGTTGACTTTCTGTATTTCATACAATCAATGTTTTTTTCCATAATCCTATCTATTTAATTTAATATAATTTTCAAAACTTTCTTTCGTAATCTTTTTTATTCCTGTTCCGTTAGCTCTAAGCAATTCGCCTTTGTTTATAGCGGTGTAAATTTGTGATCTGGTTAATCCAGTTGCGTCGGTAACTTGTTTGAAAGTCAAATCTTCTTTGCTTTCGGAAGCGTAGGGTACAACGTGCAGCACTTCGTCTTTTTCTAAGTGAACCACTCGGACTTTTTTTATTGGTTCGTCTAGTATTTCTTTCATTACAGTAACGGTTTAGCGGTTTCGATTAATTCGCGGAAATTTTCGAGGAATAAGTCTCGGGTTTTTTCGTCTTTGAATGATAGGAAACGACTATTATAATTATTGATTGATTTAATTAAATTATCTTCATTAAAATAAATAACATGTTTATCTTTATTACTTTTCCAATCCGCAACCCAACCATTGTTATAAACTTTCATTAATTGTGAAAGTTGAGCAAGAGCTATTGAAGCTTCGGCTTGTTCTTTGGTGGCGAATAATTTTCTATTTCTTTTTTTTGTACAACCTCTAGTGCTAAAAATATTAGAATCGCCATTGGTGTAAAACCCTTCTATTTCTTTTAAATCACCCCAACTCTTCGGCAATTCTTTTTCTGCTAACTCTGGGAATGTTTGCAATGCTAATTGTTTCAATTCGGTATCGCTTCCGTTATACCAGCGATTTGCCGTTTCTTTACTGATTTTTAAATTTCTTGTTTCCATTTTTTACATATTATTAATTTTACTTTCCCTAATTATATAAGGCTCTTTTTTGTACTTCTCGATAATAAATCCGACTTCAAAAGTTGATATTCCAAAAATCTTAGCTATCCAATTAAAAGAAACGAACTGATTGTTTAGCCAGTATTCAATTATTTTGTGTTCCATCTTTATACTCCTTTAACAATTCTAAAAACTCTGCTTCGGTTACTTGGGTGTAGTCTGTGTCATGTTCTAATTCCAGCCAATTACAAAAATCGCCATTACTACAATAGAAAAAATTATATTCTTTTTTTAAATAAATTAGATTAAAATTATCATAAATATCCAACCCATTCTCCAAACAAACCGCTTTCATTCTGTCGCATTGCTCTTGTGACGTCATAGCCACGTAGCAATTAAAAATCGTTTTTTTCATAATTAATAAAAATGTTCAGGTCTAGTTCCTGTTGTGTCGTAGTTGTCTAATTCTCTAAATTCTTCTGGTTCAACTTCTCGGTAAGGAGTGTTGTTTAATATTTCAAACATCCTTTTTACTTGCTCTTCGGTTGGCTCAATCGCAACCCATAACCCTTTATGATTTTGGCAAAACTCCTCCACGTGGTTTTTGCCGTTTTCATCCTGATAAAAATCAACTACTAAAAATTGACTTTCAAAACGGTAATGCCAATCTATATCACTAATATACTCAAGTTTGGCTTGCTCTATTGCTTGGTTAAGGTCTAACATAACACCGCTCTAATTAAATTAAACAATATAAACCCCAAGAACCAAATTATAAAAAGTTGGTTGAAATTGGCACGAAGCCAAAATAATATGATTTTTGTTTTCATAATTAAAATACTTCTTTAAGTTCGTAAATAGGTTTATCGTTTTGCGTTTCAAATAACTTCGAGTAGTCCATAGGATTAGGGATGTTATCCAATTTCGCTAAGTATTCGACTACTGCGCAAACACCTTTGAATTGTAGTTCTTTGTCGCCAGCATCACTCCTATCTTCTTTAAAATAAGATAAAAATAAATTTTCTATTTTAATTATTTCAGTAACAGAATAATTACTATTTTTTATTACGTTAATACCTAATTTATAGTCTTTGTTATGCTTGTCTATTACTGAGTGGGTATATGTGTTTAAAATCCTAATATGAGCCCATTGCCAATTATTATCACAAATATTACCAACCGCACAAGCGCTGCAATCAAAAGCATTCAATTCATTCTCGTGAAAAGCTTTATATAATTTCATAATAGCGTTTTCAAATCGTTTTGTTGTTTTCATAATAAATAATGCGTTACAGTCGCATCCCTGATTAGGTTAGTTTATTTCGTAAATTGAATAAGTTTCTATTCGGTTGCCTTGAATGAAAACTATTATTGATTGTCTTTGCATAATATTAAATTTTCTGTTTTACAAATGCTTAAATCAATTATTGGGCTACTTTTTGAATTAGGGTTGAGTTTAACCCATAATTCTGGAGGTCTTTTTATTGTAGCTATGCTTCCGTGAAATCTAATTATTTCGTATATGTGGTCGCCAGTATTAATGTGCTTTACTTTATCTCCTATTTTCATAATAATATAATTTTAAAAGCGGTTAGTTTAAACCGCTTTGAGTTAATATTTTATTTAATCTATTTGTAGCTTTTTTTAAAGTGTCAGTTGAAAACCAAACATCGCCTTGATTGTCAGTTACAAAATAAGTTTTAGAACCGTTAAACTCAATTTTAAACCCTTTAGTTTCTGTGATAGTTTCCATTTTGATTTTTTTTTGTTATTATTTCTGATACAAATATACTTCAAAACACAACTTAAAAACAAACTTTTCGACGAAATGCATTTATAATCGACAAAATACACTATTAAATGAACAAAACAGTAATTTAATATGTAAAAGTATTACAAGTTTGTAAGTTAAAAATAATTGTTATATTTGTGGTTAAAATGGTTACTTATGGCTAGATTAACGGAGTATAATTTTGATTTGTGTGTTGAGATTTGCAATGAACTTGCAGATGGTCAAAACATAAAGCGTATTTTGAACTCTAATGACAAATATCCTGATTGGACTACTTTTAGACGTTGGAAACAAAATAACGAAGAATTACGCACCTTGTATATAAATAGCCAGCAAGATAAAGCTATTGCGCTAGAGAATGAACTTGATGATTTAAGAGATATGTTGATGGCAAAAGAAATAGACCCGTCAACTTATAATACATTAGCTCAAACTTTAAAATGGAAAATGGCTAAGTTTTACCCTAAAGTGTTTGGTGAAAAATTACAACACTCAAACGACCCTGAAAATCCAATTAATATATCAATATTAAACATAGACCCTTTATCAGATGCAACAAACGACGGCACTACGTAAAATAGCATCACTTAAAAAAAAGATTTGGTGCATACAAGGCGGTCAAGGAGCTGGTAAAACAATAGGTATTTTAATATTGATTACTAATTTTGCTTCAAGAAATCCAAATAAAGAAATTTATGTAGCCAGTGCGGAACTATCAAAAATGCGTGATACTGTTTTAAAAGATTTTGTTAAAATATTACGCTCTTTTAACCTTTATGAAAAAGTAAACCTTACTGGTATAACCAATGGGCAACCTTTGTGTATATTTCCAAACAAATCATTTATTCGGTTTATCGGCTTAGATAAAGAGGATATTGGTAAGGGGTTGCGTTCTGATGTTGTTTACTTAAACGAAGCTAATAAAACTAATTTTGAAACTTACAGAGAGTTAACATCAAGAGCAAAAAGAAAAATATTAGACTACAACCCAAATAGAAGATTTTGGGCGCATACGGAAGTAATACCTGATAAAGATTGTGAATATTTATGTTTGACTTTTAATGATAACGAATTTTTATCAGAAGAGGAACGAAACGAAATATTAAGCTACAAGCAAAAGGCTTATCATAATCCTGATTTAGAAAACTACGATACAGACGAAAATACAAAGTCAAACTATTGGCGGAACAAATGGAGAATTTACGGACTTGGAATGACTGGGGTAGTTGATAATCGTATATTTGAGAATTGGGATAAAATGACTTTAAAAGCATTCCAAGATTTACCATTTCAAAAGTATTACGGTTTAGATTTTGGAATGAGTGCGCCAACTGCATTAGTAGAAATGAAAACCGATAAAGACGGAACTTACTATTTAAACGAGTTACTCTATAAACCATTAAAAGAAATGAATGGTAGTTTAGTAGATGAGTTTGAAAAACTTAAAATACCTAAACATATTGAGATAATTTGTGATAGTGGTAACGAACTAAATAAAGAGCAAGGAAACAAACTACGCAACGCTGGGTATAATGTTATTTTCGCTCAAAAAGGTCAAGGTTCGGTAGTTTCTGCAATCGAAACAATGCAAAAATCAAAAATTTATTACACCGAAACAAGTTTAAACTTAGAAGAGAACTATGAAAACTATCAATGGAAAACACATAACGGAGAAGTTTTAGAAATACCAGAAGAAACGAGAGAGGATTTAATAGATGCGTCAAAATATGT